ATTGCAACGATGCCGGCCTTGATCCAGTCCTTCATCCCCCAATCGCTCCATTCTTTTAAGTGTGCCCATAAATCTTTCATTAAGTTCATGTTACCTCCTATTTTTTCTTCATTTTCATCGAACCACCTTTACTTAGGCGTTTCGTTTTTCCACCTTTTTTCAGCATATTGACCTTTTGTCCAGTGTTTTTTGCATGCAACTGAGCACTTCTAACACCGGCTGATGTGTATGGAAATTTTTGGCTTCCTACTTTTGGCATGTTTCCTCCTAATGTATTGTTGGCTTGGGATAATCCCTACCAAACTCTTTAATCATTTCTTCTGTTGCCATAATACTATCAGCAACCGCTTCAAACATTTGTATTGTATCTGCTGGCCCTAAGGTTTCCACATACATATTACGAGTAACTGCCATTAGCGCTGAACAAACTAACATATAATCTTCCGTATTGTCAATTTCGCTTCTAGCAGCATCCTCAATTCTTTGCATAGCTTCACTTATTTTTGTTAGCTTTTGCTTCATTTCGTTTGGCATTTTCCCTCGCTATCCTTTCTGAAGACTGATCTTTCATCGCTTCACGCGCTGAAATCATATTTTCTTTTAAAATTGACATTGCGTCTACGTTTTCCTGCTTTTCAGCATCTGCCGCAACTTTCATCAATTCTAAACTTGTATCTGCTTCTAGTTTATCTCGTTCTAGATCCATCTTTTCTGAATCCATTGCAATATCTTTAGCTAGTCTAGCTTGTGTTTCCATAGCTTTCAAGTCAATTTCTTGTTGCTTTAATCTTACTAATGGATCTTGAGGCTCTTTACTCATACGAGCTTCTTCCTCTTTAGCTAATCCTGCAGTTAACTGCGCTTCAATCTGTGCTTGTTTAGCAGCCATCTGGTTTACTACCTGTGCTTGCTGTTGTTCAATTTGTTGCATCATTTGAGGATTCTGTTGTGCCTGTTGCATTGCTTGCTGCAATTGTTGTAATTGCTCACCAAACTCTTGTTGAACTTGCTCACCAGCCATCAAAGCAATATGCTCTGACATATGTGCTTGTAATGATGAATAAACTTGTGGGTTAATTTGAACCATTCTTGTAAACATAAATTCCTGGTGTGCTGCAATATGTGCTGGATGGTCTTGCATAGGAAAAGCCTTAGGTGGTTGTCCTTTCATTACCATTCCGTTTTCAGTAGCTGGACCAGTTGGTTCAGGCATATCTGGATTAGGTTTTAATATTGCATCAATATTATCAACACCCATGGCTGCATACATTCTTCTATACGCTTCACGTAAATCATGCATCTGTGGATTAGAACTTGCTAACTGTAATTGTTGTTGCGCAAGTGTAATACGTTGTGCCATGGAGAATATGTTTGGATCTGAAATAGGTAAGATATCAACACGATCATCAAAATCTTGTTGTTTAATCATTCTATTGCCACCAATAACTTGGTAAGGATATTCCGGTGGTAGATACAACTGAAATACTCTTGCAAGTAAATTAAACTCTTCTCTTTGTCCGTAGTGTAATCTTTTGTGAATAGCACTCATCACTTTAGTTCCACGCTCTAATAGAGCTAAAGTTGTTCCAACAGGGTTCTGTTCATTACCTTCACCCATTTTCATATCAGCTATGGCAGCAAATGATTTACCTGCATCAACAGCAAAACCTAATAACGCAAACAACGTTTGTGATGGTTCTTTAAATGGAAGTGGTAATAATGATTCCCTAATAGAATTACCTGTTACATCTACATCTCTAAATTCACCTGGTTGTAAAGGTTCATCATGGTCACGTATACGCATACCACGTGCTTTAAAACCTGCTGGAAGATTGGCAAGAGTACCTGCATCAATTAACTGCCGCAAAACACTTGTTGCAGTTCTTGACAATCCACCTAGCATATGAATCAGGCCAAAGCCATAAAAGCCTAATCCAGGGAGGAATTTAAAATGTACAAAATAAGAAATCTTTTTCATAAACTGGTCTTGTTGATTCCAGTTTCTTCGTATGGATAAAATAGTTTGTGAGTATTTATCTATAGTAACAATATAAGGAAGTTTAATTCCTTTAGGATCTTCAAATCCTGGTACATCTGCATTTACATGCATTTCTAAAATTTCATGTTCATCGTCATCATTAGCGAATTCTTTTTGAACTCCTTCTAATTCATTAACTTTTTCTCTTACTTCAGAAGGATCTACTTCACCACTTGGTAATTCAATATCTTTATAAAATCCTGAAACTTGAAGTTTACGCACTTCATTGTTTGTCATTTTAATACAATGCGTAATTCTTTCAGCACTCTCCAGATCTGTTGCCATGTAGTTAACAACACAATCTTCACTTGTTACAAATTTAGAAACAGCTCTTTGTAGAATTGGATCGTAATAAACTTTTTTAAATGCAGAACCAGATAATGGTAAATAGAATAATAGCTGATCCATTTCTGGGTCATACTCTTTCATTACAGATGTAATCTGGTAATTCATATATTCTTTTACACGCTCTGCCTGGTCTTGTACTTCAGGTGTAACTTGTCCTACTATTTGTGTGCGTACGGGGCCGCTTGGGGGGAGGAGTTCCTTATAAGCTTGAGCTTGAAACTGAGTTACAGATTCAGCAAGCAAAGGATGTACGACCCCTGACGCACCTTCGAAGGGTTGTGTTCGGTCTTCATACTTGAAGCCTAACATATCGAGTCCCTTGATATAGGTATCTTCCCAATCTTTACGTGACTCTTTATCCGCCTCGAATGCTCCCACAAGATCATTAGAGAACTTGCGTGACTGTGTTTCGTCGATGTATTCCGCTAGGTTTGCATCGAATGGAATTTGTGATTGATCAATTGGTGCATTAGGGTCAAAGTTAACCTCTGCACCACCATCTGGTGTTTCGATTAATTCTACGTCTGATTCAAAATCTACTACTTGTTCAGGTAATTGAATTTCTTGACCTACTGGTTCAATATCTAAAGCACCTTGTAGTGCTTCCATAGCTTTGTCTATATTGTTATTCTGGTTCTTTTTAGCCATCTATCTCCCCTTATAGTGGTTGTATAACATCTTTCATGATGCCATACGGTTGTGGTCCTTTTTCTGGTGGAACTGTTTTTGTTAATCCACCTTTTGAATAAGCAGGTAAGCCCTTACTAATTTTTTCTAATGCCTTGGTATTACCTTTTAACATTAGAACTGGAACTCCATAATAGTTCCATTCACTTCGTCCCCCAAACGAACCACCTCTTATTTGATCACCTTTTATGGAAGTTTGAATTAAGTCAGCCCCACTTTTAGATTTAGCTTTAGCTAACGCTTTTTTCAAAATGTCTCCATATGCAACTAAGTTACCTTGGTAATCTTTGCTTCCTCTGCTTAGATTACGGTTCTTAACTGCTGGTGTCGAAAAAGCAACACCGTCGTAATTACCATCTTTTGCTACACGCAGCAAGTACTTAATTGCAAATTCCATATAATCTTGAGAATTTTTAAATGGTCCTTCAGGAATACCAGTTGTTTCTTTACTTAACTTTTTAGCAGCATCCCTTTCCATGTTTCTAATTATTTCTTTTTGCTCATATAATTTAGCCAATTTAGGTGAATTAGGTTTTGTTTCTAACAAACGATCAATCTGTCGTTGAATAAGCTCCATTTGCTGAAGATTTGATTTATTAAGCTTAGGTTGCTCAACATCCAATCTTGCTGCATACCTACCTTCTTTTGGTATTTCTTTCCCAGCTTTAGTTGCTTCACGAATAGCACGTGATATTGGTTGGTGCATATCTGATTGAAACTCTTCAACAAATAATAATTTGTTTCCATATTCATCCACGCGGTCACTTACACGTGCGTGCATAAATGCATTTTTAGTATCAGCACTTCCAAAAGAATGGGCATAACTATAAACTGGCTCATTTTTACGTGGACCTTTTGGTTTATAACTAAATAAAAACTCACGGTGGTTTTGACCACCATCTAGTGTTTGTTGCCCACCGTATTGTGCTCGACCCGTATAAGCACCTTCTTTAAATCCAACACCTCTTCTGCCAGTGCCAGATAATACTTCACTCATTAACTGTCTTACTTCATAAGGAACAGTTGTGTTATCAACTGGGATACCAGTTTTACTTACATTAGGAATACCATACCCAGCGTCAAATAAATTATCAAGACGCTTTAAAAATTCTGTTTTTGATTTTTCAGTATTTAAACCTCTTACTTCGTCCTGCATCACTCTTAAAATAGATCCAGACTCTTTAGGAAAAACAGTTGT